TTTCTTTATTAAGTACAACAATAAGATGAGGGTTTGGGAAGAGCCCCTAGACGATTGTACCTACATACTTGCTGTGGATTGTTCTCTGGGTAGAGGTAGGGATAATTCAGCATTTCAGATTATAAATGCCAACACAGGCAATCAAGCAGCGGAGTTTTACTCCAATAAAACCCCTATTAATGAATTTGCTGTAATAGTTAGAGACGAAGCTATGCTATATAACGTAGCCCATGTTATTCCAGAACGTAATACAATAGGAAACAACCTTATTGATTGGCTCTATAATATTTTAGAGTACGATAACTTATGGTTGGATGATAAAGGGGAAATCGGATTTCAGACTGCTACAAAGAATAGAGATATTTTACTAGCAAACATGGAAGAAGCAATTAGGATGAACGAAATTAAAATTAACTCGGAAAGAACTCTTATCGAGTTGAATACTTTTATCCTTCTTCCGGGAGGAAGAGTAGCAGCAGATAAAGGAAAGCATGATGACTTAGTAATGAGTCTGGCTCTCGGAAATCTAGGAATGAAAGATATTAGAGATTCGGGACATATTGACTTCGTATCTAAAATACCACATAAAGAAGTTCCACCTATGCCGTCTAAGCAGTACCGAGTAGGTTTAGGAGCGGGTAACGGGATAGTTAACGAGGATTACACATGGATAATGGACAAATAGACGAAAGTTACACAGAGTTTGGTAGTAAGTTTAATCGCCAAGGGTCTTACTTAGCCCCTATAGGTAAGATTGGTCAATTCTTCTCTAAGTTCTTTGCTACTACTGCTCAGAAGGAAGCTGTAAAGGCTATCGATAGTGGTTTACCTACAGAACACTCTGGAGATACCATTATAACTGACCAAGTAGTTAAGGACGCTGCGGCAGGAAGTATTTCTAGAACAGTACTTCTACCTCAACAAGAACTTAATAGAAAAAAGAGATACGATGAGTATGAAAACATGGACGAGTACCCTGAGATTGGTGCCGCCTTTGATATTTATGCTGATGAGTGTACACAGAGAGGAAGTAAGAACGAGCGTTGGACTATCAATACAGACGATGACTTAGCTCACGATGAGGTTGAAAGATTGTTTAAAACTATCGACCTTAAGACAGTCCTATGGGATATTTCCAGAAATACGATTAAGTATGGTGACAACTTCGTGGAAGCTATTGTTGATGTTAACCGTCCTAAGTTAGGAATTAGAAAAATTAAGATCCTTAACCCAAACTACATGATTAGATCAGAGGATGCGTTTGGATATCTTAAAAAGTTTATGCAAGAGGTTCCTAATGAGAACGCTTTAGCCTACGGACACGGTGCAGAACAAAAACCTCAAAAGTATATCGACTTAGACAAGAATCAGATTGTCCATTTTCGCCTTCACACCTCAAATCCTATGTTTTACCCTTATGGCAAATCTATTGCTGCGGGATCTCATCGTATTTATAGGTCTTTAAAGATGATGGAAGACGCTATGATGATTTATCGACTAACTAGAGCCCCCGAAAGACGTATTTTTTATGTTGATACGGGAAATCTTCCTACAAGTAAGTCTGAAATGTTCATGGAGCGTCTAAAGCAGAAGTTTAAGAAGGAGAAATTCTATAACTCACAGAAAGGTACTGTAGATTCAAGGTTTAACCCTATGAGTATGGACGAAGATTACTTCATTCCTACTAAAAATGGTGTTGGAACTAAGATTGACACCCTTCCCGGAGCCCAAAACCTAGACCAAATCGAAGATGTTCGCTACTATAGGGACAAATTAATGGCTTCTCTTAAGATTCCTAAGGATTATATCGTAGAGAAAGACAAGTCTCCTGAACGTAAAGCAAACCTGTCGCAGTTAGACGTTAAATTCTCTAGAACTATCCAGAGAGTCCAACAATCAGTCGAAAAAGGACTAGAAAGTCTCGCCAAAAGACACCTAACCCTTAGAGGATTTCCTTCTTCTATAGTTAGAGACATTGAAATTAACCTACCAGAGCCTTCAGATGTTTCCGTCAAGAGAAAATTAGAACTTGATGACATGAAGCTTCGTGTAATACAAGCTGCTCAAGGTCTAGGCTTAATGTCACAAGACGCTATCTACAAAGAGTACTTCAACTATAAAGACGATGAGGTCAAACGCATGAAGGCTGCTATTAAAGAAGAAAAAGAAGAACAGATGAAGTTCGACCAAGCATCCGCTGCCGCAGCAGGTTCTACAGGAGGAGCAGGAAATGTTGCTCCCCAGACTGCGCCTATTGCAGAAGAGACTAAGGTTGTACTAGACGAAGAAAAAGAGCCCACTTTAACAAACTTAGAGAAGTTAATCCATAAAAATGGAGCTTCTGAAGAAGAATCAACTATATTTGCTAGAATTTTAGAGAAGCAACAAAGGAAAGTTGAACCCTTTACTGATTAGGTAAGGTATATAAGAGTAACCGAGAGGATTTATTATGTTTTCAAAACTATTTGACCACAGAGACAAAAAGATTACCCACCTAACCAAGTTAGGTGATTGTATTGGAAGATCCATCAGAGAGAACGTAGTAATTTTCTCTATTGAGTCTGAAAATGATACTGTAACGTACCTTACCGAGTCTGGTAAAGTTATTACAGGAGAGTATTCCTTAGCTGGAGACATTACTCTAAGCCGAATCTCTATTCAGGAGTCAGATGTCTACAAAGATGTAGACAAATTTGATTCTCTTGTATCCGATAAGGTTTCTTCTTTAGTTTCTAACATTTGTAGCACAAACTACACCTCAGCAGACAGTACTTTGTCTGATATCTTTGGACTTTGGGAGAACAGACTACAGATTGACACTCTCCAAGACAAACTTCAAGATAAGAAGAACCAGTTAGCCGAGAAGGAGTCTATTCTTTACACTGAAGAGTTCCAGAACCTTAACGAAGTAACTCCTCAGCTAGTAACCTTCCTTCAAGAGAATTTTGAGAAGGTCAGTCTTGTTCCTGAGATCAGAAACGCAATAAACCTTTCAAACACTGTCTCCGAAGCATTCGACTTCCCTAAGTTAAGCTTTGCCGAGTTGAGTGAGGGAGGATCTTACACTCTAAAAGAGGGAACTTCCGACTCAATCTACGACATGATTTGTAGACAGGAGCTTATTAAGCGAGAGCTTCTAGAGTCCAAGAAAGAATTTGATTCTGTATGGGCATCAAACTCCACAATCAAGAATCTCGCAGGACTAGTCTACGAGAAAGACGATGTAGTCATCGCACAAGCTCTTGTAGAAAGTCTTAAGGATGTTCCTTACTTAGCTATGGCTTCTAAGAAGTCCCTAACTCAGGTATTTACTAAGTGCCTTGGTTTAGATAACGAAGTCATTTCAGAGTCAGACATTCAAAAGTTATCCTCTAAGGTATTTGAACTTAAGAAGGATGTAAGGTCTGCATTAACCGAGAACATTAACAGTCGTTACGGAATCAACATTGCAAACTTGCAGGAAAGTGTTACTTTCAAGAGTCTAGCAAACACTCAGGTAGTAATCTTTGAAGCAATCTCACGTTTAGCTCCTAAAGGAAGTATCCTTAAGAAAACTATTGGTGAGCTTTCCGAAATGCTCAAAGGTAAGTCTGGAGTAGAATGCATTGATGTAAACGACTACATCAGTGAAGTCTTTAGAGAGGCTGGGTACTCAGCAGTTCTAGAAGAATCTTTTAATAAGGGAAGTCTTGCAAGCCTTAGTCTTAGGCGTGTTACGAAAGATACTTTAGACGAGTCCGCTCTCTCTGATTCCGTAAATGAGAAAGTCAGTAAAGATGCTGCTACTAAGGATTCTATTTACCCTACAGATGAAACTCTAAGTGATGAAGAGTTAGAGAAGGGTGAGGAAGAGGAGAAGAAGAAGGCTAAAAAAGAAGACAAGCCTGAAGACAAGCCTGAAGACAAGCCTGAAGACAAGCCTGAAGACAAGCCTGAAGACAAGCCTGAAGAAGAGCTAGAAGAGTCTGGCGCACCTAAGACAGAAGACGAAGCTATTGACGATCTATCCGATTTAGATGATATCCTAAAGAAGATAACCTCTGATTCTGAGGAAGAAAAAGAAGAAGAAAAAGAGTCTAAGTAGTTAGTAAGGGAGTTTTCCTTTTATGACGGATCGTAAGCCACTTTACCTAGGAAGAGATCCTGTAACCAGTGATCCAAGCTCTCTCGTAGAGTTTAAGAGTACTGACGTTATTGGTGTTATTGATGGAGGTACGGGAGTTTCTTCCCTCTCGGACCTCAGTTCTATCTTTGTCCCTGTAGAGGATCACGGTTCTTTAGACGGACTATCACATAATGACCATCCCCAGTATGTTCTTAGTTCTACTAACTTAGCTCTAAGCGCACAAGTAGTTGCCAACACAAACACGCCTTCTGAGATGGTGTTTGTAGCTACAGCAAGTCAGACTAATTTCTCTTTAACTTCTACGCCTTCTATGGCATTAGTGTGGATTAATGGGTTGGCTCAAGAACCTCAAGAGTATTCTTATGTAGGTAATGATGTTGTACTAAGTACAGGAGCTACTGTAGGGGATGATGTAAAGATTCTTTGGTTGCAAAATTACCAAGTCACAGCATCCCAGAAGAGTGGTTGGATCGACTATAAAGATTCTTCTACTACCACAAGTTCTTTAATTCTTCCTGCGTCTACGTGGGTTACTCTTCCAAACGATGGTTTAGGTACAGGGTCTAACTCCACATACAAACCAGACGGAGTTACTACCTTACTAGATACGACTACTGGGTACATCGATTGCTCTCAGACTACACTCGGTGATGAGTTGCTTATTAGAAACGACTACACTGTTGTGCCAAGTATGAATAATTCTACTTTAGAGTTTCGTTATCAGCTAGGATCTGGAGGATCTCTATATAACTTAGATACAAACGTTGCATATTTAGGTAATGGAGCGGGTATTGGTTACAGACATATTTCTTGTGATAATATATGCTTAGGAGATACCAATACTATAAACAACCCCATAGCCCTTCAAGTTAAGTGTAGTAGTGCATCCACACTAATTAACGGAGGAACAAAAATAACCCTTCTTAGGAGATAGTGTATAAATGTCTATTAGAATTGAGCATAGTGTTGCAGGCAACTGTATAGTCCTACATGGAGCAGAGCGTCCTTCTTACCCAAATACTACTGTAAGTGCTATTCCAGATACTTCAGTTACCAATACTGTAAACATAATTAACACTATAACAACAGAATCTTCAGGGTCTGACAAGTACGAACTATTTCAGATTCCTTTTACAGACTTTGTTGACGTAAGTGGGGGTTCTTTTACGGATGTATCTTCTTGTGTAGATTATATTAATGTTGCGGCCAATGATATGTCTAGGGCTGATACATGGGAACACTTCGTATACAACAGTATTACAGGTAGAATTCAGGCAGATAAGCCCTTTGAGACAACACTAAACTCATTATATCTTGGTGACCAACATAAGATGAGTTCTGGTTCTGAGAATATTTACTTTACTAACCTCACTACAGAGGTTAATTGGTATCCTGCTTGGGGTGGTATTAAGGATCAGTCCTTATCAGCTAACCAAGACATGAGTGGTGTTTATAACCCCACAGGAAGAGTGTTCGGTGCTTACGGTGTATTATCTCTTGGTGGAAATCCTGTTACGGGAACTTCTATTGCTTATGATGGTGATAACTACTTTCCTGCTAACATCTCAGGAATGGGTATTACGACAGTTGTAGCTGAAATAGTTGCTTCTAATGTAATGCTTAGGTACGAGCTATCCGTTGACGGTACTCCAGTATATCAACAATTCTTAGAGCACAGTGGTCTATCAGTTAATCAACCTCTCTCATGGACCTTTGATCACCCTCTAGACGTTAATGGTGGATCTACTAACCACGCTTCTATTACTAAAGTAGCAGCAGACGGTACTGATGTTGGTCTACTTCTTGTATGCGAAGGTGATGACGGAACTAATCGTTATCAGACTACCGTGGCTAACCGAAGCTATGAAGATAAGAATATTGCTTTCACTGAGGATTTAGATAGTATTGACGTAGTTGGATTCTACGACTTATATGTTGACCCTACGTTTGCTGGTACTGGAGCAGGAACTAACCTTGCTCCTTACACTACTATCTTAGAAGCTGTCAACGCCTCCTCATCGGGGAACAAGATCTTCGTTAAAGGAGTTAATAATGTAACAGCAGAAATCGTCCTACCTCATTCCCTCAGTTTCTACGGAATCGATGGTTCTGAGATCCGTTACTCTACTTATGACGCAGCTAATGGTAATATACTAAAGTTCACTGGATCGGCTAATACACAGTCATTTACCTTCAAAAATATAGCTTTTAGCAACGCTGGTGAGTACGCTCTCAAGATTGTCCAAGCTGCATATATTAATATCACAGATTGTACGTTTACACATAACGGGTGGAATGGTACAGGATTAGATACTGTCTTACCTACGGCTACTACGGGTATCGCTGGCTATGACTCAAGTGCTTCTACTTTGCAAGCATTTTATGCAGGAGCTAATGCTTCTAACGGTGGAGCTATGCGTATCGAGAACATTACGAACATCCGTGTGATTGGTAATGTAGCTCTTGAGAACCTACGTGGACTACGTATTCAGGATTGTGGTATTGGTGGAGCAGGGTTTATTACTCGTAACGTTTCAACTAAGAACATCGAATCTGGTATTTATATTGCTGCTGGCAGTTTACTTGGTTCTCATAACATTACGACTACCATGAACGTAACCTCTTATAACGCTAATAATGGTCTTCTTTGTATTGGTGGTATCAATAACAAGTTCAGCCAGAATGAAGTTAATGGTAATTGGAACGCTGGATTTTGTGCTTGGGGATCAGCAAATGCTACTTTAAGAGATTGTGGTTTATATGATAACAACCGATCTGTGTACAATGGTATTGGAAACACAGGTGACGCTAAAGCATCTATACAGATCAACGAAAACTACAACCTACTAGGTACTACGATTACTCTAAACTCTGATGCTAGATTCATCGCAGAGATTCTAGACACTCAAGTACACTACACAGGTCTTGGTTCCAACACAGACAGGATAGGATTCTTGATTACTTCTAATGTTGGAGGATTACCTGACAACGATAAAAATATTATTAAGGTTGATGACGTTGGCTTTATCGGTCAAGATTACGCTATCGACTTCAGTGAGGTAGAATTAACTAACTTACGTGTTGCTTTAGGTGACAACTCCTATATGACTATAGGTGAGAGTGCTGTTAAAGCTCCTCTACTAGGAAACTACAGTGAGCTACCGTTCTCTAACCACGTAATGGAAGTTCCTGAGGTTGATGTAGTTGTAGATACTTTAAAGCAGACGATCTCTCTTAGAGAAGGAGTCGGAGGTAATGTTATTAATGTTTATGGTGTTAACGAGCTACAGTCAGTACTTAAAACTAACTCTGTAGACATTATCCAGAAGGCTAGTGATAAAATCCAGCTTAGAGACTGCACTTTAGGCAACGTTTACGTTAACGGAGTTGTGGCTGGATCTAACCTGTCCACGATGAATGACTCTCTTAATGGTGCATTTAACATGGATTTAATAGAATATAAGCAGTTCTTAGAGTCTGACATAGGTGTTTCTGGTGGTGCAACAACAACTACTGCTGCTTTCTACTACATTGAGTCACCTGACACTGAGTTCCATTACCCCTTGTTTAAAGATGAATCAGAAGCTAATGACTTTGATACAGCTAACGGTGGATCTGGAACTAGTACCCAGCACACGTATGTAGACGATCTAGAAGGTATAACTTGGTATAAACCTACTACTTTAGGTGTTACAAGTGCTTCTGCTGCTCCTGTTCATGGTGTTTATGGAACCTCTGAAAATGTTGTTTGGAACATTCAGAACACTGACGTAGATTCTAACTATGTACCTACCTTTAATGACCTTACCTACACAATTCAAGAGCAGAGTGCAGTTAACCTTGTATACAAGCCAGCAGGTGATACGGATACTTATAACGTAACTAACATTCCTACAGGCTATGCAGACACTGGTTATGCTATTGTCGGAACCGCTGAAACTATTACTGACGGTGTAGATGTTTCCTATACTTTAAATGTAACTAAAGCTAATGCGTTTGGAAGTGATACAGGCACGATTAGCCTAACCATTACTGATGATCCTACTAACAACGTAGCTGCAAATGATACGCCTTGGACTAAAGCTCTTGACTTCACTGGCGGAAACGAGTACACAAAGCAAGTTAGTAACAGCATGTACTACCAACCTATTCAGATGCAGGGTCTTGCCAATCAAGTTGGTATGGGCACATCTACTCAGGGTGATACATCTAACTCAAGTAGTTCTAGACCTTGGGCTACTGCTGTTGTATTTAAATCCGATGGTAGCAGCAGTAACCAGATTATCTGGAACCAAGGAGAAGGATCTTCAAGTAACAACGATAATATCTATCTAAGACTAACTTCTGTTGGCAGTTTGATGTTCGGATGGGGTCGTGAAGGTGTGGGATACAACGAGTGTAGATTTGCTAACCAGACTATCTCATCCTCTAACTGGTATGGTGTTTATATTGCTCACTCTGGTGAACGCTTAGGAGGTAATAACGCTTCCGCAGCTAACTTAGCTGACTGCTTTGACATTCGTTTAATGAGTAGTGCAGACTCTTTCGTTTCAGTAGGTAACAACTTATCTACAACATCTAACTGGATAACCACTGGAAACAGAATGGATAGGACTTTTGATGGAGACTTCACTGTTGGTGGACGAAGTTCAAACCTCAACTTCTATGGTAAGGTTGCTAGCTGTCTTGTTACTACGCTTAGACAAGCTCAGACTCTGCCTACTACTAACGAGGTTGATAAGATGATCACAGACCCAGTGAAGTGGTATGCTAACTTCAAGTCTGGTGAGGATTTCCGTTTACCTACTAGCGGTTCCACCTCTTCTTGGGGATCAAACTCTTCTAGTGCCTACAAAGCTACTCAAATCTGGTTGATGGGTGACGGTACTAGTGACTCTTACTCTAACGGCATCAGAAACTACATTTACCCTGCTGACCAAAACTGGACCAAGATGCAGTTCACTAACATGCAGTCTAACGATATTGAAAACGTAACCCTTCCCGGTCTTACTTAAAACAACTCACTCCTCAACTTAAAAAGATATTATGCCTAGTAAATCAAAATTAAACATGATCCATCAGAGTGGAGCTACTGATGGACAAATTGTAAAGTACGATTCTTCTGCTAATGAGTGGATTCCTGCAAACGAGACTGGTGGAGGGGGAGGGACTTCTGATCACGGAACTCTAACTGGATTAGCTGATAATGACCATCCTCAATATGTTCTTAGTTCTACTAATTTAGCTTTAAGTTCTTTAGTAACTACGAACCAAGGCATTGTAGAGGATGTGTCCTCAACATTATTCGACAACTCTAGTTCTTGGGGAGCAGGGACTTCCGATCACGGAACTTTAACTGGTTTAGCGGATGATGATCATCCTCAGTATGTTCTTAGCGCAACTAATTTAACTCTTAGCTCACTAGTAACTACAAATCAAGGTCTTGTAGAAGGAGTCTCTTCTACAGTATTCGATAACTCAAGTACTTGGTCTACGGATACAAACACTACTGACCATACGGCACTATCAAACATTGGTAGTAACACGCATACAGATATTGATAGCCACATAGCTGACTCAACCCTTCACTTTACTGAAGCATCTATTGATCATGGTTCTATTGGTGGCTTAGGAGATAACGACCATCCTCAATATACTTTAAGTTCTACTAACCTTGCTTTAAGTTCTTTAGTAACTACAAATCAAGGCTTAAGTGAGGGAGTATCTTCAACAGTATTCGACAACTCCTCAACTTGGGCTACAGACACTAACACAACTGATCATGGAGCTTTTACTGGATTAGCGGATGACGATCATCCTCAGTATGTTCTTAGCGCAACTAACTTAACTCTTAGTTCCTTAGTAACTACTAACCAAGGTTTAACGGAAGCAGTATCTTCTACAGTCTTTGACAACTCTGGATCTTGGTCAGAGGGCGACTACTTACCTCTTTCTGGAGGAGATGTTACGGGTGGGGTAACTATCTCTAGAGACGTTGACACAAATACAGGAAATGTTCTAACCCTAAATACTGATGTTGATAGTTCACTTGCAGGTCCTGTGTTATCTCTTGATAGGGACTCCGATAGTCCAGCAGATGGAGACTATCTTGGTCAAATAAAATTTAAAGGGAAGAACTCTACAGGAGGTGAAGTAACTTACTCTAAAGTTACTGCTAAAACTTCCGATGTTACAAACTCAACTGAAGACGGACTTCTTGAGTTTGCTAACCAAAAAGATGGTTCACAAACTATTGTAGCCAGACTAACAAGTACGGATCTTAAACTTATTAACGGTACAGGATTAGAGGTAGACGGTGACGTATCTGTTACAGGTACAGGACCTTGGACAACAGTATCCTCTACAGTATTTGATAACTCAAGCACTTGGTCTATTGATACAAACACAACAGACCACGGAGCTTTTACTGGATTAGCGGATGATGATCACCCTCAGTACACTTTAAGTGCTACCAACCTAGCTCTTAGTTCTTTAGTAACTACGAATCAGGGTCTAAGTGAGGGAGTATCCTCTACTGTATTTGATAACTCTGCTTCTTGGGGTTCTGCTGGTGCGGTTATGGAATCTGACTTTACCCCAGCCCACGGACTTTTAGTTCAACAGAGTGGTACGGGATCTCCAACTATGGTTTCTTTAGGAACAAACGAGATCTTAGGAAGACTTTCTTCTGGAGGAACGCAGATAGAAGGGTTGAGTGATTCTGATGTTCGCTCCTTGATTAACGTGGAGGATGGTTCAACGGCTAACTCTTCCGACGCAACACTCTTAGCAAGGGGAAATCATACAGGAACACAAACTACATCAACTATTAGTGACTTTGACACCGAAGTAAGCAATAATACTAATGTAGCAGCTAACACTGCCAAAGTTACTGCTAATGAAGCGAACGTAGTATCCGCTCTTGACGGAGCTAGTTTAGACTCTGCTACTGTAGCTACGGGGGATAAAGTTGTTATTCAAGATGCAGATGATTCAAACAAGATAAAAACAGTAACTGCTCAAAGTATTGCTGATTTAGGTTCAGGAAGTTCAGACCACGGAGGACTAACGGGACTATCTGATAATGACCATCCTCAGTACACTTTAAGTGCTACCAACCTAGCTCTTAGTTCTTTAGTAACTACGAACCAAGGTCTAGCAGAAGGAGTATCCTCTACAGTATTTGACAACTCTGCTTCTTGGGCTACAGATACAAACACTACTTATGTCTCCAGTGATTTTACTCACGATGACTTAACTGGTTTTGTAGCTGATGAGCATATTGACTGGACACAAGCAGGTGCTGGTACTATCCATGCTTCAAACTATGTTGACAACAACACAGACACTACTTATGTTTCTAGTGATTTCGATCATGATTCTTTAACAAACTTTGTAGCTGACGAGCATATCGATTGGACTGTTGATCAAGGGTCTACTAATATTCATGCAGGAAACTACACAGATACAAACACTACTTATGTCTCCAGTGATTTTACTCACGATGACTTAACTGGTTTTGTAGCTGATGAGCATATTGACTGGACACAAGACCAAGGTGCTACTAATATTCATGCAGGAAACTACACAGATACAAACACTACTTATGTAAGTTCTGATTTTACTCACGATGATCTTACTGGATTTGTAGCTGATGAACATATCGATTGGACACAGGCGGGTGCTGGTACAATTCATGCTTCTAACTATGTTGATAATAACACAGATACTACTTACGTTAGTTCAGATTTTACTCACGATGACTTAACTGGATTTGTAGCTGATGAACATATCGACTGGACTGTCGATCAAGGTGCAACCAATATACATTCAGGAAATTATACCGATACAGATACTACTGACCATACGGCACTATCTAACATTGGCAGTAATTCTCATACAGCTATTGATAGCCACATAGCTGACTCAACTCT